AGTAGAAGGTCCTAATAATTTGACTTCTTTGCAATATGTATTTTTACTTCCTTGTTTAATAGTTATAACAGGATCCTTTGTTTTATTTTTTAAATTACTTCTTATTTTGTGTTGATTAACGTGTATGTATGTTTTCATTTCTTAATTTGTTAATTACATCTATTACATGTTTTTCGTATTCTTTATTTGTAGAAAAGTTATCTAAAGTTCTTGCCATTGCAATAGGATTTTTATTCAATGTTATTTCTCTAACCCTTCTAAATTCTGCATATGCTCTTTTTGTATTTAATATTTCAATGTAATACTTAACAGATTCGCATTTGTTTTTAAAGACCCTGACTCGCCAATCTATAGATTCTGGTTGTTTTAATGGTAACATTCCATCCTTTGACCATACCCTTATACCAAACAGATTGTGGCCTTCTCGTGCAAACCGAGATGTTCCATAATTAGATTCAACAATAGCTTGTGCTATTATCAGCTCTGTATTTACTCTTTCTCGTCTTGGAATGTTAAAATTTAGGTAGTTTATGCAGTGGGTGAGGGATGTAATGAATTCTTTGTTGTTTGAGTACTCAAACCTCGGGACACCAAACCCGAGTTTTATGGCCCAGTTAACCGTCTCGGTCTGGACCTTGTTCTTGGCGGCGGGGTTGGGAAAAAATGTACCTAATACAAATGCTAGTAGACCCACTATCAAATACTTTATCAACATAATCTTTGTTGTCATAACATTTACAATTTTGGGATAAGCAGCATCCAACTGCTAGGTTGTTAATACAATTAGTCTTGTTTAACTTCTTTGATTCTTTTAATGCCATGTTTATCTACTTCTACAATGGCTTTTACTTCTTTACAACTCCAGTTTACATTACTTCCTGGGTCTCTTTCAACTTTTCTTTTTTGTTCTAAACATTCTGCAAGATTAGTTTTAGGTGAATAACCTTCTAATTTATTATTCATATACATTAATAATGCAAACACAACTTCAATCATTACTTACCTCGTAATGAATCTAATTCTTTTTCTAATTTATCTACTTTCTTTTCTAGTTGAGCTATTAATACTTTAGTGTGAACATTTTCTTCTAATTGTTTAGAGTGCTTGTCTATTGATTTAGCTTGATATTCAATTAACATGTACATCTCTTGATTCTTTGGAGTTTGTTCTGCTTTTTTTAATAAATCCTGTGCCATTAACTTTTCATTTGTTTCAAGTCTATTAAGCCTTTCAACAATTCCAAAATAAGTCCACACAGCTACAACAATAGCAGATACAATAGCTACTATATTTTTTATAGGTAAAGCTACACTTGTTTGGTCACTTAATTTAAATTCACTACTCATTTTTTATCCTTCACTTGATAAAACATATCATCAGTATCTTCTAATTGCCATCTTTTATTTTCAACATTCCACTCTGTAGTTTGTACTTTATAATCCGGCCAATGTGTTGAAGATGTAAAACTAGGAATACTCCACAAAATACGATTATTAGGTTGAGCTGCAAAATTACCGTTATCAAGAGCCAAAACATGAGCACACTTATGCTGATCGGGAATTTCAGAATGTTCAGTATCGATGATATTAGATTCCGGATGAGCCCAATCAATTGTGAATAAATATTCTCCATAAATAAATTTTTTATTTTTATTTAAATATTTACAACGTTGTCCTATTAAAAAATCAAAAGTAGTAATAGCAGGATAATAACTAAATGAATTCCACAACTCAAGATCGTCGAGAGTTTGATGTTCCATTTGTGATTGATGCAAAGCACTGCTGTCTCTTCTTTGAACAAAAGCAGAGATAGGAAGCCTCCAGAATATTGCACCATTCGTGAGTAAAGCATGAAATAAGATTGCACGCCCCGGAATACTTGCAATAGCAAAGACCACACAATCTTCAGTTTCTCCTTGATGTTTTCGTAAGTCATATAAATACTCCCTTCGTATTTTACAATAAATCGGTGGTATATTTGCATTTAAATATGCCATAATCAATCATAAATATCTCCCCATGTTTCGCCGCTTTCGTAATCTACTTTGTTGGGGATTGCCAAAGTAACGGCACTTTCCATTATTTCAACAATCTTTTTTGCATGATTGTCGTCTTTAACAGAAATATCTAATTCATCATGTATTTGAATATGTGGAATAATTCCCTCATTATACAAATCCAACATTGCTTTCTTAGTCATATCAGCAGCAGATCCTTGTATCAATTTATTTAAAGCTTTGTATGTCATTGCTCTTCTAATTCTTCCACGTCCATAAGTTCTTTCAGCTTCTTCAAATGACATTGCAGTATGCATACCAAATGTTGCTGGTTCCCATTTATTAAATCTGCAACGACGACCAAGTAAAGTTCCAATTGATCCTGATGTTTGTGCAAATTGAGATGTCTTATTCATTAATTCTTTTACGAATGGAACGTTATTATGATACTGATTAAATAATACTTCAGCTTCTTCTTTTGTATTTAAACCAAGTTCAGCTTGTAATTTTGCTTTGCCCATTCCGTAAAACAATCCAAGATTAATTGTTTTAGCTTGATCTCTTGATATACCTGCCATGTCTGCAACTGTTTTGTGAAAGTCTACAGAATCTTTTTTAAATTTTTCAACAATATTTGTTACAGATTCATCAAAACAAATTGGTTCTGTTGTTGCTGCATAGTGCACAACTAGTCTTGGTTCTTGTTGAGAATAGTCAAAACAGCCCCATTTATGGCCAATTTCTGGTAAAAATAACGATCTAATCATAGGTCCTAGCTCCTTGTTCCTCGCTGGTATTTGCTGGAGATTAGGATTAGCATAAGAAAATCTTCCTGTTACAGTTCCACCTTGATCAGATCTAATTGGATTAATATCTGCATGTATTCTTCCGTTATGTGTAAACTTTAAAATTGTATCTATAAAAGTTGTATGTGCTTTATTAATTTCTCTTGCTTTAGCAATCATTTGAACTATAGGGTGTTTGTGTTCTTGTAAAAAATTTTTAGTGAAGGATGGTGCAGATGCTTTCTCGGTTCTTTCATAATGTAGGCCAAGCTTATCAAAAACTGTTGCAATGCTTCTTGCTGCCCAAATCTGTGGTTCTATCCCTGTTTCTTGTTTTACTTTTAATAACAATTCATGCTCTTGTGCTGTTAATTGTTGTTTCAATTTGTGTGCTTTTTCTGTATCAATTCTTACTCCTTTAAACTTCATATCAATTAAACATGGAAACAATTGTGTCTCAAGATCAAATACATTTTGTAAATTTTGTTTTTGAATCTCCCTTGATAAAACTTTGAATAATTCTAATGTTAATTGTGCATCTTTTTCTGCATAATTACCTACATACATTGCAGGAAGTTTATACATTTCAGATTTAGGATCTATTCCCCAAGATTGCGCAGCTTCTGTTAATGCTTTTTCATCTTTAACATCACCTAAAAATTCATATGAAATACTATTTAGTGTATATGCTAATCTATTTTCATCAATTAATGATGCCATCACCATTGTATCTACAATGTGTCCATTGATTTGGATCCCCGCCGCTCTAAGCCAGCACACGTCATACATTGCATTGTGAAATATTTTTACATTATCATTTGCACAAACTTGTTTAATCCAATTTAAAACTTTATCTTTTTCTAAATTACCACCACCTTCATGTGCAATTGGATAATATGCAGACCATCCATCAACAGCCACAGCAATACCAACAATATGGCCATTACCAATGATTGCACCAGAACCTCTTGCCTTAAGATCAGGATCTTTAGTTTCCAAATCTATTGCTACATACTTGTATCCTTTTAAATCAGGATAATTTTCTGGACAAATCCATTCTTTCTGAGCTTCAAACATTTATATTAATACCATAATTAAAAAACAATATATACATAACACTGTAAATAAACCTAAATCAAAAACTAACATTCTTTTACCTCTCATCCTTATAGTCTCTTTCTATAATCATCTGTATGTAATGAATTGCTTTTAGCAAATCTTGTTTCTTTCCTTTATCTTGGTGTCTGCAAATATATTTAATTGCATTACCTTCTGCAAACAGTATCTTATTTTCATTTATAAATCTAGAAGGCTGTATTTTATATTTTTTATAATGTGAACCTCCCACTTGTTTAAAAAACACTTTATTCATAGTATTGGATCTCCTGGTATATAGTTATAATAATCATCTATATCGGGTTGCATGATATAAAGATTTTCTTTTGCACGTGTTACACCCACAAAAAACAATCTATGTTCAGGATCTGGATTTCTTAATGCTGCATCATGTATAATCTTTTCTATTCCGGTATACAGGACTACATTTTCACATTCTTCACCTTTGACACCATGTATTGTGGATACTTTAATTCTTGCAGGTTTAAATAAATCATCACCACTTGCTAATAATGATTTGATATATAATTTTGTATCTTCTTTAAAATTTAATTGTTCCCAGCTCCCCGTCACTCGTAACCCGTGATTTAACATCAGATCATCTATATCTACAAAATCAACAGTATCTAATGATTTACCGCTAGAAAAACCATATTCAACATGTTTCATATTATAATTTAAAACTTTATAAACTGATTTTGCTTCTTCGGCTCCAACTGTTGCACCTTGATTTAATCTTGCCCATACTTGATAGGCTTCTAATAATTCATTAGATAAAACAGTGTTTGTTCTACTATCAAATCTTAAGTTTAATGAAGTTAAATGTGCTTTGATTGGATTTAACATTTGATTTGTTCTTGCAATAATCATCCATTCACCTCTACTAAAATTTAAATCTTCTATTCTTTGATCTTCAAAAATTTGTCCTTCAGCATCTCTTGGAAGCCAAGATTTAATCATTCTATTATCTACGTGTTGTAATATATCTAATGCTTTCCTATGAATTACACGTGGACATCTTCTTGATTCTACTCTTGGATCCACTTCTCCTTTTAGATTTATAAATATATTTGGATCAGCGCCTTGAAACGTATAGATAGTTTGATCGTCGTCCCCTGCAATGTATGATCGCTCACATCGAGATTCAATGTAATTGAACATGTCCCATTGCAGAGGATTCAGATCCTGCGCTTCATCCAAAAAGACAACGCTGAGTGGAGGGCATTTGTCTTTCTCAATGAACTGTTTAATCATATCGGAATACTCAATCATTCCGGTTTGTTTCTTGTATGATTTTAAATCGGCATCAATTTGTTCTGTTAACCAAATATCTATTGTTTGATGTTTATCTAATTCTACTGCTGCATCCATGATAGATATTTTTTTACATCTTGAATATTCAATAATCTTCATGTGATCATTTTTATAAGTCACAGCTTCTGTGTATGGATCAAAATAAGTATCAAACGATAAATCTTTACATATTTGTGAAAAATTTTTAAAAGCATTCCATTTTTCATCTTTAAGTAATTGTGTATTTGTATCTATATTTAATTGTCTTGTTCCTAAAGAATGCATAGTACAAATGTATGGAAAGTCTTTTACTTGAGGAAATGTAGGCAATATTCTTTTTCTTGCTTCATTTGTTGCTGCATTACTAAATGTTAAATAAGCAATTTTATCTGCAGTGATTTTATTTATTTCAATTTCTTTTTTTAAATAATTATTTATTAAATGATATGTTTTCCCTGTTCCTGGAGGTCCTGGTATAATTGTTCTTTTCATTTAAATGCCGGCTCTTTCATTTTGTTTTCTGTAATAGTTGGTTTATCTAAATTTATTGTTTCAATCTTCCATATTCTCATTGATTTCTTATCTAATTTTACAACTTCTTCTATTGCTTTAAATTCATTTTCCAACATCCTTTGTGTTTTTACTTTTGATAAATCCCAAGACTTACTTCTTTTTAAAAAACTATTAAAACTTTTATATTGAAAATAACTAAAACCATTTTCTGTGTATGGAATACCTCTTTTAACATCTTCCATTGTTTTACCAGTTGCTCTATTTAAAAAATCTCCAAGTAATTCTTTTAATTGATAATTAAGTTTTGTTGTTTGAGGAGCTTCTAATATTTTAAAAGTAT